TCATGGCTGCACCTCCATCCCTGCAGCGCGCTGGGCGTTGCGGATCGTGCGGTACAGCAGCTCGATCTCGGCCATGGCCTGGGCGGTGATCGCCTCGGCCTCACGCACTGAAATGGATTCGTCCTCGGTGGCGCGCATCACCAACTGCGTCAGGTGCCCACCTTCCACACCCAGCTGCAGCGCCTTTTTGCGCAGGGCTGCAGCCTCGCAAGCCCAGCCACCCGCTGGCGGGGGCGGTAACTCCAACGCCACCAGGCCAAAACGGTTGTTCAAAGCAGACAGCCACGCCAATGCATCGGGGTGCTTGCTGTCTTGCATCCACTCGCTCAGCAGCTCCAAAATCTCCAGATTCACCCACTCACCATCTACACCGCGCAGGCGGGCGCGCAAAGTCTCGGTGTGCATCGAGCGGCCCCGGCGCTGCGCCAAGAACGCAGCTGCAGCAGCCACACCACCCGGCGCATTGCGCACCGCGTTGTAAAGAACATCACGCCAATCCGTGGGCGACAGATAACAGGTCATTGGCAACCCCCTTGAATCTGGAAAATTTCAGGCTTTCGCCCCAAGCCGTGGCGGCAGACACTGCCCCCATGCAACAAGAAAAAGCCCATCACCACCTGCCACGCAAGCTGCACGCGATGGCTATGACGCGCAGCACCATGAAAGAGGTGGGAGACAGCAACCCCGGCGGCGTGACCGTTAGAGGGGTGGTGATGGGGGGAAGGATTGGTGCCCGCCTCACCCTGGGCTATGCTGGAAGCTCCTACACAACCAACGCCAGGGAGGGCGGGCATGAAACAAGACATCAATCGGTCACACCAGCAAACATTCGACCAAGGCCGCTTAGACGCGCTGGAGATCGCATTCGCAACCTTCATTCGCATGCAGCAGGAAGTGCCGAAGGATGTGTTTTGCCAAGTCATTGCAAAAAATGCAGAGACATGGGAGGAAGTAACACTGGACATGCCCGTTACCGACCAGTACCGCAATGGAGCGGCATTCGGTTTTCGACAACTGCTACTTCAGCTTTCGTCATCACGCCGCGACTGAACATCTGGGCCTTCGTGCGGGCAGCAGCTATCGTTAGCCTGCGGGACTTCAGCCGTTGGACAGATAGACGCGCAGGGCTGCCGAGGCGATATGGCTCAGCCATTCGCGCTCTCCTGCGGTGTGGTGGGTAAGGAATGAACCGATCCGCGCAGGTAGCCCCAGTCCACATCAGGGCGCAGCTCTTCGCAGGTCACTGCGCGGCTGGACTCGCGATCAATGGCAATACACAGCTTTTCGCCCAACTGCTGCCCCTTGCTGATCGCTTTACGCAGATAGCCTTCGCTGGTGCCGCAACGCTCCACGAATGAAGCGCGGTCTGGCTTACCAAGTCTGTTCAAGTAGTCGAGGAGTGTTTGCATACCCAAATCTTACCCAAGGGTAAGCATTAAAGCAATACCCAAGGGTTATTTACTTACAGGTAATGCTTTGCTGGAATCGAAAAATGGATAAGTTTGAAAAACGGCGCCAAGCTCTGCGCGCCCTTGTTGACTCAATGGGGCGTGGCGCTATTGCTAGCGTGGCAAAGCAAATTGGCATTGAGCCAAGCTATGTTTCGCGCTTGCTTTACTCCGAGGATAAAAAGGGCGGCAAGCGCATGGGCGAGGACACGGCTACCGCTTTGTCCAAAGCGTTTCCCAGCTTCTTTATTGGAGAAAACGCACTTTTTGATGATGCTGTGCTGCCTGCAACTCCGGCGTATGCCCCGCCGGTTGCGCCGCCTTTATCTAGTGATATCGATCCCGCAGAGGGCTATGCCAGACTGCCTGTGCTGGCCGAGGCTGCAGCAGGACATGGCAAATACCCAGCGCAGGAGGTTGTCCAGCACATTGATGTGCTGGAGAGCTATGTCCGTCAACGCTTGCATGCAAACCCTCGCACCTTAAAGGTTCTCACTGCAAGGGGCAGCAGCATGACTGGCGTAATTGAAGACGGTGACATCATGTTTGTGCAGCCCACCAACGAGTTCACGGATGACGGAATCTACATCCTGACACTGGATGACCTGATTCGCGTGAAGCGCCTGAGCGTGTCCATGACCACGGGCAACGTCCTGATTGAGAGCAACGATGGGCGCAAGGCTGAAGAGTTGCCACTCAAGGAAGTCCCGCACCGCTTGCACATTCAAGGGCGTGTGCTTGGCTCTTGGTCGCTGCGCAGCTTTGCTTAATCAAAGCACCACCGCAAGTACTGGAGACGCTGATGCACCCCTACGCCGCTTTCTCCCCTATGTGTACGCCTTCTGGGCGGTGGTGGGCTGGCGTGGGCGGCGTGGGAGTGGCTAGCGTGAGCATGATGGAGCACCTGCCATGGGTTGATGGCACCGAAGAATGAAAAATAATTACCCTCAGGTATTGCATTAATACTTACCCAGGGGTAATATAAATCCCATCGCAGCAATGCGTTGGGCACCACGGTATCGACCGGGCACGCCCGGATCGTTAACAAGAGAGTGGTGTGATGTGCGGGCTTGGACTCAAAGCGCCAGGCCGCAGCACATCCTCAAGTTCCTCAGATGTAACACCCTGCTTACACCGAAGCACTTACATGTATGAGCAAGTGGGATACAAACAACTATCCGCGCAGACATAGCAATAGAGGAAAGTAGATAAAGCGTTATCGCAAGGTCTACAAAGCAATCTGGTGATTCAACTAAAGATTGAACTCATAACCAAATTTGAGTAAGAATGCACGTACTAGCTGGTATGTGTAGCCACCAGACTAGTGGCATCTGCAGGTGGAGTGGATGACCTATTTGTGAGACACAAACAAGCGCCGCACGATAAGAGACCCCAACATGACTACCGCGACACCTAGCAAGCACAAGGCTGCTGGATCACGTGTATCTGCAGCTAAGAGTCGAACGCTCAAGCCTGCCACCTACTTGACAGAGTCTGAGAAGCAAATGATGGACGACTTAGAGCGTGCCATCACCAAAGTGACCAGCAGCAAAGAAGCGGCCACAGCATTTCTGAAACGTGCAGGCATCATGGATCGCACTGGCAACCTAGCCAAGATTTATCGCAACGCCTAATGCATTCAGCTCCGCTGTATGAGTACCAGCCAAGTTTCATCCTCGGCTTTCATGGCTGCGATGAAGATGTAGGGATGCGCATTCTGTGTGGCCCTGAAGAGCACTTAAAGCCATCTGAGAAAAAGTACGACTGGTTAGGCCACGGCATCTACTTCTGGGAAGGCAATGTGGCTCGCGCCTGGGAATGGTCACTGGCACGACAGGCGGAAGGCAAAATCAAAAAACCTTTCGTGCTTGGGGCGATCATCGACCTCAAGCACTGCTTAGACCTGTTTGATCGCACTTCCGCTGCGCAACTTGTAAGTGCACACAAGACACTAAAAAAGTTGCATAGACTGACAGGAATGAAAATGCCCAAGAACGTCGGTCACACCCCCGACAAACTTGGAAGAGCCCTTGATTGCTCGGTAGTCAATACCCTGCATGAATTGAGAAAAGAAGAAAACCTTGAAGAGTACGACTCTGTAAGAGGCGCCTTCTTAGAAGGCAAGCCAGTCTACCCAGGGGGCGGCTTCAGAAGCCACACGCACATTCAAATTTGCGTGCGCAACCCCAACTGTATTAAAGGCTATTTCAAGCCCATAGGCACTGACGGCTTTGCGGCCATTAAATAGCCCGCACATCACACCACTCTCTTGAAGAACCCGCCCTAACCCGGCGGGTTTTTTGTTGCCCAAATTGCCAGCTAACGCAGGCACAGCGGGCGCTAATAGCTCTAGCTTTAGGAGTGGTGGTTATGACGACAGCTTGGAGAGTTCCCCTCAGTGCACACGTGTGCACACCCGCAGATGCGCCGGCAGCAGCCCGTGCAAGTGTCTATTTGGCAAGCGCCGCCGAAGAGCATGACAAAGCACAGCTACTGCTGGGCAAGCATCGCACTCTCAAAAACAGTGATTACCGCGATGCCCTGTGGTGTGGCTATTGGGAACTGAAGCGCTTGGCAGAAAGCCATATGCGGCAAGTCATGCAGTGCGGTGCATTGCTGCACTACTGCAGCCCCAAGGCAATAGCGCTTGCGGATGAGATCAGCGAGCTCAACCTGCAGCAAACACTCAAACGCCTAAAGGTGGCCACATGCTGACCCCCTACACCGTCACCCAAGGCCCCAACCGCATCACCGTGCTGGCCACCAGCGTGTGCGATGCCATCTGCCGCGCCATGGAACACCTGCAGCATGACCTGGGCGGCATCAGCGCCCGCAAGGCAGGTGCTGTATGAGCCACAAACCCCTTTCCCCGCTGCGCGCCTTGCTGCGCACTGCGTTGACTTGGGTGGCTGCACTGGCTGCATGCGTGGTGTGGACAGCGACGGAGCTGCCCCTATGAACGCCCCCGTTTTTGACGCCACAGGCTTTGGCCCCCTCATTGAGATGGAAGGTACCGTGGCCGCCAAGCCCATCGTGCGCATCAAGCCCGTGGGCGAGACCGGCGAACCCATGCCTGTGCTGTGCCTGAAGGTGCACCAGGTGGGGCCGCAAGGAAACCGCAGCTTTACGTGTGAGCAGATTTTCCCCATCGGCCAACACGCCGCCGCCCATGCCCGCGCTGCCCAGCTCAAGCCCGGCCTGCGCATCAAGGTGCAAGTAGCACTGGATCTGGCTGAGTACCACTTCCCCGTCACCGCCCACATCAGCGCGGTGAAAACCCAAGCAACCCCAAACCAACCCCAAGAGGCATGCCATGCATGAAGTATTGATTGCCCTGCGCAGTGTGGGACCCGCCCGTGTGGTGGTGGCAACCACCATGCCGCAGCCCCAAGTAGGCCGAAAAATCACCTACGCCGAGGCTTTGGCCTTGGACATGATCACCCACGCCAAACGCCAAGCCAGCTGCGGCAGCGTGGAGTGGGGTCAAGCCTTGACCGATGCAGACGGCCAAGCCGCCCTCAGCCTGACCAATGACTTGCTCAGCCCTGAGATGTATGGCTACAGCGTCAGCCCCGAAGTGCGCAACGCTGCGCGCCGTGTGTTGGGCATCAAGGGCAGGGAAGGGTTGGCAGCATGAGCGCCGCCGTCCGCCCCTACTACCACCCCACCAGTGAAGGCCGGCAGTTGCAGCACTGGGAAGTCGTCATCAGCACGCCTGATCGTGACGTGATCGAAATCTACCCCACACCCAAAGCCGCGCAAAAGCGTGCAGCGTTGATTAATGTAGGAGGTGCAGCATGACCGACTCCAAAGACACCAGCACCCAAGCACTGCCTACCCCTGGCGCAGGCCCGCGCATGCTGCATGTGCCACTGACCGCCATTGCCCCCAGCCTGACCAACCCGCGCAAGCACTTTGACCAGGCCAAGCTGCAGGAGCTGGCAGACAGCATCAAGGCCAGCGGCGTGCACCAACCCATCTTGCTGCGCCCACTGCCCGCCCGCCGCTTGGAAGACACGCTGCACACTGCCCGTGCCCAAAAGCAGGCAGCACCTGAGTACGAGCTGGTAGCCGGTGAACGCCGCTGGCGCGCCAGCCAGATGGCAGGGCTTACTGAGATTCCTGCGCTGATCCGCCCCATGACCGATGCGCAGGCCTTGAAGGCCCAGATCATTGAAAACCTGCAGCGCGAAGACGTGACCGAGCTGGAAGAGGCAGAAAGCTACCGCGCCCTGATGGAGAGCGAAGGCAGCTCTGCCGACGCAATTGCCGCAGAGGTGGGCCGCAGCCGCAGCTACATCTTTGCCCGCCTGAAGGTGCTGGACTTGTGCGAGCATGGCCGACAGTTGCTGCGCGAAGGCAAGCTGGACTTTAGCTGCGCGCTGCCTATTGCCCGCATTCCCAATGAGCAACTGCAGCTCAAGGCGCTGGAGGAAGCCACCGACACCGATTTCCAGGGCGACCGCATGAGCGCCCGCGAAGTGCAAGCCATGGTGCGCAGCCAATTCATGACCAAGCTGGAATACGCCAGCTTTGACCTTGAAGATGCCAGCCTGTGCCCCTTGGCCGGTGCCTGCACCAGCTGCCCCCACCGCACCGGCAACAACCCTGACTTGCAAGCCGTGGTGGACAGTGCAGACGTGTGCACCAACCCACCCTGCTACCACGCCAAGGAAGAAGCCCACAAAGCCCAGGTGCGTGAGCGCGCCGTGGCCAGCGGCTGCGAAATCATCACCGGGCGCGAAGCCAAGGCGCTGATACCCACCGCCTACACCAGCAGCATTGAAGGGCACGTGCGCCTGGACGTGGCCACCGACAGTCCCATCAAAGGCAAGCCCCTGCGTGCCGTAGTGGGTAAGGCCATGGAACAAGCAGGCATCAAGCCCACGCTGATTGAAAACCCGCACACCAAGGAACTGGTGGCAGTGGTGCGTAAAGACCAGGCCGCAGAGCTGCTGAAGATGGCAGGCAAGGCCGAGGCTGAAGCCAAGGTGCGCAAAGAGCAGGCGGAAGATGCAGAAGCTGCACAGCGCCAGGCGGAAAAAGATGCCCAAGTGCGCTACGAGAAGGAATGGCGCAGCGCACTGGCCACGCAACTGATTCAGTACATCTGCAAAGGAAACGTCAACGACGCCACCGACACAGCCTGTGAAGCCGCTGTGGCCTCACACATGCTGGGCACGCTCAATAAAGATGATGCTGCACAACTGGCAAAAATTCTGGAACTGGGCAAGGTAGCACCGATTGATGCGCTTAAAGATTACGCAAGCGCACACCCAGTACCTGTCGTGGCCGCTGCAGCCGTGCTGGTATTGCGCGATGCAGGCTACGCACCGTGGCTACCAGAAGGCCACGCGAAGAACACCTTGCTGCTAAGTCTTGCGCAGACAGCGCACATTGATGTGGAGACACTGAAATCGAATGTGCAAGCCAATATCCGCGCAGAACTGGACGCCGCGAAGCAACTAAAAGCCGCCGCATCTCCTGATAAATCTGAGGCTCCAAAAGCAAATACACCCCTTCCCCCCGCTGCGCACACTCAAAAGGGTGTGGGTGGTGGCAAGGCCAAAGGCAAAAGTCAACAAGGCCCCGCTGCGCTGGCTGGCGGTGGTGGGAAAAAGCTGAGCGCTAATGCGGCTGCAGCCAGCATCGCTGCCGCGCTGCAGGCTTTGCCGGGGGAACCAGAACTAGGCGCGGCTGCGGCCGCGCAAGGCAACGTAGCAGAGCCAGTCGCAACTGACGTTGCGCAGGCTCTGCCGCCCTCTGCAGGAATCACGTTTGCCACCGACAAAACTATTCGTGAGCAGACGCCTGCTGCCGCTGGCACAGGCGAATCAGTGGACGATGGCCAGGATGGTGCAGCCGCGAAGACAGGGGCAGCAGCAAAGAAAGCCAAGGCCGTGCTGACTGCCGCTGAGCTGGTGGGCAAGGTGGTACGCATCAACGCCAATGCCACGCAAAAGAAACAAAAGCCCTGGGTTGACTACGAAGGCACCGCCACGGCGCAGTGTGGGCCAGAGGCAGTGATTGTCAGCATCCCCCGCGCCAAGGGCTGCGCACCCATCATCCTGAGCTTTCACGTGAGCGAGCTGGATCTGGTGGCAGAGCAGGAGGCAGCGTAATGGCACGCCCACGCTTCACCACCAACCACGGCGCAAGCCATACCGTGGGCCCAACCCCGTGACGGCTGCAGTCGCCATCGAGCAGCAACGCCAGCTCAACCTCGACTTGGGCGTGCTGGTGGCTCTGGCCGACGACGGCCAAGAGATGCGCGAGCTGCTGGCCAACCTGGCCGCCATCATCGGCATCGGTGCTGAGATTGCTGTGCACGTCAACAAAGACCACCCCGTGGCCAGACGCCTGCACGGCACGCTACGCACCATCACGCAAATGGCTTTGGACGGCTGCCGCTGGCGGAAAGCCAACGCGCTTGTGATTGCCGAAGACTTGGAGGCAGCACACCAACTGGCACAGGACTATCCCCAAATCGGCCTGGCAGCCGCCCCGGCATGCCAAGCCCTGTGCCAGGACATTTTGAACGACCGCCTGCACCCTGATGCGATCGCAGGCGCTGAGATTTACCGAGAGACAGAAGGAGCCACGGCATGAGCTACGTCGTGATGCAATTTGCCCCCGCCGCGCTGGAGCGCGACCAGGCCGCAGCCTATGCGGGGCTGAGCCTCACCACATTTGAGAAAGAGGTACGCGAGCGCCGCGCCCCTCAACCCCGCCAAGTTGCAGGCCGCCGCGTGGCATGGCTGCGCGCTGAGCTGGATGCGTGGCTGTTTTCTTGCCCGATTAGCGATCAGTTGCCACCGGAGAACACGGGGGCTAAGAAGCCCCGCGAGGCAAAAAAAACATAATAGAGCCTTACACCTCCAACCGAAGACCAACGCTTCTTCAAAGAGACAACGTGGAATACTCCAAGCTTTTAAACTCACTTCAAGAAGACCTAGCAAAGATTCGCTCCAGCGGACAGAGCACAGTTGACATCGAGGCGCTACAAAAATACATTGAGACAGGGTTAAGCCCTGATCAACCAGACAGAGCCCTTGAACACACCAAGCTTGAACAACAACAATTCTTAGCTCACCTAGACGTGCGAACAAGGCACGAAATTGAGCTTTTCAAATCCGTTATTGAAGCAGGGCGCGAAGCACTCAATGCATTAATTTTGATTAACGGAGGGGCAGTCGTAGCACTACTGGGATTCCTTGGAGCGACCATATCCAAAGGACTACCCGCAGAACTCGGCTTACACCTAACTCCATCGATACTTTCTTCGGTGCTGGCGTTCTTGCAGGGTCTCTAAGCTTAGCCGTCCGCTATGTGACGCAGTTTTGCTATGGGCACGGACGAATAAAAATCGGAAATGCCCTCAACCTAGCTTCAATCTCACTGGCGGGCAGCGGATATATTCTTTTCGCGTACGGCATATACACAGCCTACGAGGCATTCGTCACACAGTTCTCACCACTTTAAGTGCGCACCAACCCCTCCCAATGCTCCGCCAGCAGCGTGAGCCACAGCCTGCGTTCTTTGTCATACGTGTGCCGGTTGTAAACGCCCACAATCCCAGGCGGCATGTGGCCCAGCACCGCTTCAGAAACTTCCTCAGGGCAGCCCATGCTGGCCAGCGTTGTCTTTACCGTGCGGCGCAAGTCGTGAGGCGCCCAGGGCTTCAGGTGCAGCAGCTTCAGCCGGTCAGCAGGCAAGCGTGCGTTGCAGGTTTCAGGCCGCACCCAGTACGTGGCCACACCAATAATCTTTTGCTCTACGTGCGGCGATCGTGCGTTGGCGTTTTGCGATGGGAATAGATAGCCCTTCTGGTACAGAGCAAGCCGCCGCTGCACCACTGTCAGCGCCCGCCCTATCAGCGGCACGCGAAAATCCACCGCCAAGTCATGCCGCCCGGTCTTGAGCTTTTCACGCGGCACCGTCCACCACCATCCATCAGCCTCTTGGCCAACCTCACTGGCCTCCATCTGGACAATCTCCGCACCACGCGCACCAGTCCAGATGTACATGGTCAGCAGGTCATCGATGAGCTGGCTGAAGTTGGGCAAAAACTTAATCAGCGTGGCCATCTCTTGCGCATCCAGCACACGCCGCACGCGCCCCTGATGTTCGCCATTCACAATCAAGCCACGGCTACGCAACTTGCCCCGCAGGATCTGCCGCCACCAGTTGGGTGTTTCCTCCGGTATGCGCCCCGCATCCAGCGCGTACTCCCACGCGGCACCCAGCTCAGTGCGCAAGCTGTTGGCCAGCACCGGCGCACGTGCACCCAAGGTCTCCAGCAGCTCAAATGCGTGCACGCGTTTGACCGCAGCCGGTGGCAATCCACGAATGGGCGCTGTGTACAAGTGACTGAGCAGCCGCGCAGTCTCTGTGTACCCTTTGGGTTTGCGGTTGCGCTTGACGTGGCCCTCCAGGTACTCATCCAGCAGGTTGGCCACCAGGTACTGATCGGCCTGACGCGAGCGCGTGCTACGCACCTTGGCTGTGGCTAACTTTTTTTCTTTGGCCAAGTCCTGCCCAGCACCGCGCTGCTGGCGTAACTCATCCCACTTACCCAAAGCAGCGGCGTAAGACATGGCAGGCCAATGCCCCATGGCCACCTGCTTCATACGCCCCTCATCGTTCTTGTACCTGTACGTCCAGGTCATACGGGTGTTGCTGGCAACCAAGCGCAGCCCCGGAGCCTCATCGACAATAATGTGTTCGCCAGCCTTTAAGGCTTTGGCCTTGCGTGCATCAAATACCACCACCACCTCCAGCGTAAGGTGGCGTAGGTTTTCTGATAGACCAGATGCAACACGGCGTAGGTTCGCAAAACCTAACGCCAAAAACCTACGCCAAACCACCAAGTGTAGGCGAGTGTATCCGAGTGCAGGCGAGGGCAAACCAATCAAGCATTAACAGCCCAAGCTGTTGATCTAAAAAGTAATGTCAGAAAAACTCGAACAATATCAAAGCCCTTTTGAAGCACCCATCGAGCAACATACGCCGATGATGCAAAGGCCTATACCTCAATGAAATTCTATTGACCTACAAAAAGGTTACGCCAAAACTTACGCCAACATTGCAACTTTTCAAAATAATTCAACTCAAAATGCATGACCATGCCTCTTACAAAGCAACACAACATCCAATTCCCTCGCTAAAATCGCTGGTTTTCCAAAGAAGATCATTAACGCCAAGTGCATCCCACTACAATGTGAGTTAGCGCTTAGCGTTTCTTCCTACACAAGGAGTCGGGATGCAAGGGCGAGAAGTTGCTGCGATTGAGGCTGAAGATAAGACTGCTTTAGATTTGCCTCAAGCAGTCGAAATAGCATGGAACGCTGTGTTCCAGACTGCCAACACGGTAATTACTGCACACTCTTCATTTGGATTTGCGCAACTTGAAGCGAAGATCAACCCGAATCTGAATCACCTTTTGATGGGACTAAAGGTTGTTGAATCTGTTCTAGATACCGTTTACGCTTCAGAACTGATTGAATATGACGAAAAACGCCTCATATTGAATGCAAAGCAACAAATTGGATTGATCCAACGTGTTGCCGAAGCTCTAAAAAATGACAACAATGCAGATTACGACTCTGCAATACAAGCGCTGACGAACCAAGCGCAATTTTGATGGTAAACAAAGGAGCCGCTATGCCCAAGACACACCACTTCGATATCTATGCAATGACTTCGCCTAAGACCAAAGAAGATATTCTGGCTTTGCTGAATGAGGCTGTGAACGAACTGGAATTGGTGCAGGCTACGTTTAACGCCCTTCATCAAATCAAAGATACGACAACAGCCTAATCAATTGATCTGTTGCAACAAAAAGCCCGCTATGCGGGCTTTTTTAATTTTGATTTTTATCTCTCAACCGCTTGCAGTTGCGCAACGCCGCAATCAGCTGGATCTCATAGCCTTCACGGCGCTCAATCTCTGCGGCCGCAGCTTGGACATACGCATCCACATCAGCGCCGTCGGGCAGCTGATCGGTGGGCATGACTGGCCGGTCTGGCTCAGGCTCTTGGCAGGCCACGGGGATGGCCACCTTCACGGTTTGAACCTTCACCACCGGCGGCGCATTGCTGCAGCCAGTCATAAGCAGCCCCGCCGCTAGCGCAGCGGAGATAAGGGGTAAGGAGCACCAACGCATCAGCCACCGCCTTTCTGGCCACGGGCGGCCAATATGTCTTGCACACGTTTTTGCGCACTGGCACAGGCGTCACCAGGCACGGCTGCAGGTGTGCTCAAAATCTTGTCTGCCTTGCCAAAATGCACGCCAGCCTGCTGCTTGGCTGCATTGCGTGAGCCTTCCAGCTGGCTGGCCATGACGGCGGCCGACACGCTCAGACCTTCGACCGATTCGCTGCACGCATTCGCTGCCAGGCTGGCAGCTTCGGTAGCGCCCTGCTGATTCCGCAGATCCGCGCGGGCCTCGACCGAGGCATCACGCTGCTGCAGGTAGGCGTAGCCACCGGCGATGTGACCCACCACGCTGACTGCCAAGGCCAGGCCCAGCCCGGCTGCAAGTTTGTTGGTGATGCTCATACGCGTTGCACCCCCAGCTGCGCGCCCTTGCCCACTACGATGGTGATGACGCGGTTTGACCGCTTCTCTGGGACTCTGGCAGACAAGTGCACCCAATGGGTGCTGCCACTAACTTCATAGATGATCTGACCAATACCCAGCGCATCAATGTGCGGCGCAAGCGCCTTGGCTACGTCATACGGCGTGCCGAACTTGGGCGCGATTACATCAGCAGCCAAGCCCTGCAGGTGGTCAGAGCTGGTAGCCCCGCCCACTGCCTTATTCAGCACTGGGCCACGGTAGCCGCTGGTGATGATGATGGGCACTCCCAGGTGGGCACGCACACGCTCAAGGATCTCGGCTGTGCGCTTGAGGTTTTCCAGCGCCTTGCCCGTGGGCGTGTTGTCCAGGCGCAGCTGCGCTGCCTTGGCAGATCGGGTGAACTCTGCCAAAGCAAAATGTGGTGTCAATTGCATATCAACCCTCTTTAAAACGGGTGCGAACGATCAACGTGGTAAAGCCGCCAAACATGGCCAGCTCTCGCAAGGTGGGTGGTGCCTGACCAAAGAACGGCCCAACCAGCGCGCCAGCCCCGGCCCAGGCCAGCAGCAACCAGGCAATGGCTTTGAGCCAAGACAGCAAGCGCTGGCGTGATGTGAGACCTTTGGCGAAAGGCGCGGTGCGCTCCAGCTTGTTCAAGCTTTCTGCCAGCACCAGTACACCCAACAAAAACAGCAAAGCCATGGCGATAGATGTCATGACTCAGCCCCCCTGCCTTGGTTGCTCAGCCCAAAAACGCACCATCACCGCAACCAATACGCGCTGGGCACCTGCCCCCACCATGAAGGCCATGGACAGCAGCAAGCCCTGTGGCACATCAGCCATCAGCAAGGCCAGCGGCGTGATGTAGCCCGCTGTGATGGACGACGCCCAGGCCACCGACAAGCGCCGCGTGCTGGTACGCAGCAGCTCTTGCCAGGTGTCCGCAGACCCCGGCACGGTGTTGAGCAGGATGATGGCCACCAGCGAGCCAAAGAAGCCCGCCAGCAACACATCAGCATGCAGGCCCAGCGGCACACCAAAAGCGGTGATGGCAGATGCAGAAACGGCTGCCCCTCCCAGAGTGGCTGCCGCGCTTATCGTTGGTTCCATAACCATCTTTCAATAGGCGAAAAAAAACCGCCTCTAGGCGGTTACACACTAAAAATCAGCAATCAAGTCTTACCATCAACGCACCCAAGGGAACCAAGTAGCACGCAGGCCAAAGCCGTCATAAGAATTGCGGTCCACACCAATGACGCAGCTGTGGTGCGTCCACTGCACATCTAGCCATACTTTGCGGCTGGGGGACTGCCACACGTTCAAGCCCATACCCATGTTAGATGTGAGCCGGTCTTGCATGCTGCCAGCCACACACTGGGGTGAGACTTTGCGGGTGTAGTCCACCCCAGCAAACACATAGGCGTGGTTGAGAAAGTACCCATAGCGCGTATCCAGCCAAGATGCCTTGGCCGTGTATGCTTTGGGCCCCTGGGGTAGGGGGTGCAGCACTTGCGCATGGGCTGCAGGCAGCAGCGCGGCGGCCAAGGCCACACCCGCCACCACAGCAGCACCCACCACCAGCACCACGCCCACACCCAAGGCCATAGACGCCAGCGCACCTTGCCCTGCTTTGCTTTTGACCCAGCTGGGCAGGTTGCGCGGGCCAATGCCAAACACCAGCACTGCAGCGATCACGGTGATGATGATGGCGGTGAAGATGAGCAGGTCGTGCATGTTCATGTCCCCGTGATTTCCTTGAACACCACGGCCAACTCAGCGCTGGCTGTGCTGGCAATGGCGCGGTAGGCGGCCACGCCAGCGGCTTGCATGTCTTCCAGCGTTTGTGCAGCGTTAAGTGCTGGGTCGTCGGTAATGTCTAGCAACGCCACCGCTAGTGCGTCGGCTTCGGTAGCCAGAGCGGTATTGCCAGCTCGCTGGGAGCGCCCAGCAATGCCTGTGAGTGCATCAAGCAACGGCATTCGCTTGGCACGTAGCTCGGTTTTAACACCATGAAGCAACACAGACAGATCTACAGACGCGTTTTCGCGGATAACCGGCATCCCTTGCGGGTCAGAAATAATCTCTGCACCGCTGCTTTGGGCAGCGATTAAGTCATCACGTTGCTGGCGCGTCACTTCTCTAGCGTCATCTGGAATTAGCAAAGAATGATGAATTGCAGTATCAAAAAAACCGTGTTGTGAAGCAGACCAGAGTATTGTCATATTTAACGTCCTATACCAATGAATCGGCAGCCGAAAGTGCCACTGCTGTCTGACACAGTGACCTTAAAAGATGAAGGCCCGCTATCCATAAATGCAACAGCTCCAACCTGTGCACCAGAAACAGAACCAGTCCCCCAATTGCCAACAACAATTGGGGCTGCGCCGCTAGGCATAGATATTGGCAGTGTCACGGTTGCATAAACACGCGCCGTGACTATTGTCCCTCCCCAAAAAAAAATCACACCCATCAGCCAGCTAGGGAATGCTATGTAGCTCACGCTGCTGCCAAAAGACCAAGAGAAGCCAGCGCGCAGCTTTTTTGGTGTTACCGCCGCATCGTCGCAATTGCCGTCACTCATGTCTTCGACTGACGCAATGCGCAGCAATCGCCGTTTGATAGACGACACCGCCCCATACAACGCATCACGCAGCTGCGTCAGCACCAACTCACTAGGCGTTTGGCCGTCTTCCTCAATCACGGCCACCAGCTCTTTGGTGACCGCATTACCCCACTCAGCCGGAATCAAAGACCCCTGCTGACCCAGTACGGGGTCTTCATTGACAAACTCACCGCCCACCAAGCCTACGCCCGGCACACTTTTTGGAAAGTCCATTGCTCACCTCTTAGTCAAAATTGACGAACTCCAGCGTGTGCGCAGGGGCTGCACGCCGAATCACACACACCAGGGCGTCACTGGGGTTGCTGCCAAAGCGCTCCCCCCACACGCTCAAACCAAAACGAGATCCGCCCGCCAGCCGCTCGCCTGCGTGCAAGATCCACATGAACTGCGCATCCCACGTGCCAAAGTGGTCGCGGCCGAAGCGGCTGCAGCCAAAGCGTGGGGCGCGCAGCTCTTGCACGCGGGCACTGCGGTAGCCCATGCGGGCAGCCAGCTGCACGTAGTAAGCGGGGGTTTGCCCACCATTTTCCACCAGGCGCATGCGCACCATGGCTTTGCGCTCAGACACAGTGCCAGCGCCGCCCATGCACTCGTCCGGCAGATTGAGCGTTTGCTCCCAATCAGCCAGGGCCTCGTGGAAGGTGGCCAAGAAAGCTTCGCGCATGAGCTGCGCGCTGCGGGCATCGATGCGGCCAAACTCTTGGGCGATTGCCCCCAGCAGGGCGTGCAGCTGCGGCTGCAGCTCTGCATCCCACGCCGGGCCGGGGGGCAGCAATGCGGTGAGCTGCTGCGCGTAGTCAGCCGCGGTTCGGGCTACATCCATGTGACTCCTCCATACACCAGCAGCTGGTGCGGCTGCGGCACAACGTCTGCAGCTGGGCTGAGCAACTCGTGGTCTTGCTCGCCGCGAGATCCGCTGATGGCTTCAGCAATGTGCGTGCGCAACAGGCGCCCGCCCAGCTCACTGTTGCGCTCGTGCAGGGCTTTGAGGCTTTGCTCCACCGCTGCTTTCACTGCCGGGGTATCTGGCGTCACGCTCAGTTGGTAATGCACGGGCACCAGCTCCGGCGTTAGCACGTACAAATCAGCAGTCACCGGTCGCAAGGACTCCATCGCGGCCTTCACCTCCGCACACTGCGGCGTGGTCAGCGTGATGGGGTCCGCCTCATCATTGACCACAAACACCGCCACGGTGCCCGGCCCCACCCAGTGGCGCTTCGTCCACGCACGGGTCACGCCTGGCTGCTCCAAGGCCCAGACCACGTAGTCATCCGCATTGCCGCCGTGGGGCACACGCTCAAAAGCCTGCACGACGCGGGCACGCCAGTCTTCCAGCGGCTCCAGATCTGTGCCGCCGTGCAAGCCATCTGCATCCACCGTGGCTTTGGGTTCCACACCCAAGACAGGGCTGATCAGCTGCAGCTCTGCACCGGCAGGCTGGTTGCCTGCCGCGCCTGCCTCCACAGCCTGTATGCCCACAGCAGCCGCGCCAGCCGTGAGCGTGGCACCTTGCACTACCTCATACAGCACGCCTGCGCGCTCCAGGCGCACACCCACGTTGATCACTGCACCCACATTGCCCGTCATGGCCACATAGCCTGTGGCGTGGGTGGCCTGCTTGCGGGGCACATTGCGATCAGCAGCGTGCTTGGCCAAATGCTCTTCGTCGCACGTATCTGGCCGGTGCTGCAAAAACTGCCAGCCCAAAAACTGATATAGCCCATACACCGCCGCCGCATGCGCACGCGCCAGCACAGCGGCATCGCTGCGGCGCATGGCGTTGCTGCCTTCCAGGTCAGCGCTGGTGCGGGCAATCAGTTCGGGCAGGCTGGGGGTTTCAAATGCCATGTTTCACCTGCAGCAAGTCATCAAGGTTGAGGGTTACCGGATCGCCGTCAGGGCGCTCCAGCACAATTTGTGCGGCCAAATGCGTGGCCTGGGGGCGGGTGATGGTGACCGTCACTTGTGTCACATGCCCGTCATCCACCAACCACTGCAGCGCCTCTTGGCAAAACCGCTGCGCATCGCGCTGGGTTTGCGGCGTGATGGTGCGACGGCGCAGCAGCCAAAGCTTGCTGCCTATGCGGTCACTCGCCTCGCTGGGGTAGCTGTCGCCCCACCAGCCCTGCCGATCTGCACCGTCTACCTGATCGCCGGGGTCTGCCCGCCGCCAAGTGAAAAGGCTGATGTGCACGGCACGCTCCAGCACACCGGATGCATCAGCGCCGGTGAGGGGTAGTACTTGCATGGCTACATTCCTTGGTTGGGCTTGCCGGTCGTGCCACCGCTGTCGCCGGGGTGGTCGTGGTCGTTGTAGGTCTCACGCATGGCGGCCATGCTTGTGCCTGTGCTGTCCACGTTGTCCGTGATGTCGTGCGTGCACTCAATGGGGCATTCCACACGCAGCTTTTCTGCATCCGTCACTGTGACCGGCTTGCCAGCACCCTTGATCACGATGCCATCGCGCGTGAGGTGCACGCTCTGGCCTTGGTCATCGTGGATGGCCATTTCGCCAGTCTTTAGCCCCTGCAGGCGGTAGCGCCGGTCTGCCAGCACAACCACCACGCCGTGGCTACGATCGCCACCGGGGAACACCGCCACGCCCTCCGCTCCGGGATGCGGGCAGCTGGTAAAGCCATAAGGCTCCAGATGCTCCACGGCATCTTTCACCTCACCGGCCAGCATGCGGATCTGAAGCTGCTGCAGCATGCCTTTGGCATTGGCCAGGGCCAAGGTGCAGCGGCTGATCATGTTTTGCACACTCATTGCTTGTCCCAGTCCGCAGGCAGTAAATATTCAAAGTTGTCAGCCTTGCCGCCTTTTTTCAGCTTGCGCGCCTTGTGCGGGTCTTGCGGCTCTGGCAGCACGGCCTCAGGCGGGGCCACGGTCAGCATGGCCACGGTGCCGTTGTCATCCAGCACATATTCAACAGCCGTAATCAGCATCTCTCGGTCAAACCCAATGACGGGGTCTTTGACCTGCACCAGCTGGTTATGCACCCATAGCTGGCCGTTGCTTTGCCGCCAGCCTTGCACCTTATAGGTGGTAGTGAGCGCCTTGCCCACACGGCTGCCGCGCTCCCAGTTCACACGCTCACGAGCCAGCTGGCTGGTGAGCTGGCCCTGCTGCTGAATCAGCAGCGGGCGGTAACGCGTGGCACGTGGGTCCGTTACGCTGGCGGCCACTTCGTTGGTGGACTCTGCAAAGCTTTCGTCGGTACCGCTTTTTTGCCCTACCACGCGGTACTCAGACATCAGCTGTGAGAAGTCCAAGGGTGCACTGCCCTCCAGCACGTTCTCACCCACCACAATGGCATCCACGGCGCGACCAGCGCTGCCGGGTTCCACAATCAGCACATTGCCCTGCGCATCGTCTGTGGACAGCAGGCGCGACAGTGTCAGCAGCCGGTCAATACTGTCAAACACCGTCTCACCAGGCTCAATGCTGTGGTCTACCAAGGCTGCCGTCTCTGGTACCTGGCTGATGACCTTCAGGCCAAAGGGCTGGGTCAAAGCTTGCACCACTTGCTGCACGCTTTGCTTACGCCATTGGCCGGGCTGGTTAACGGCGCTGCAGTCCACCAAATCAGCGGTCAGGCTGCGGCCAGTAATGCCACGCGTAATGGCATCTGGCGTATGGCTGATGGGCGTGGCAAACACCCAGCCCGTCAGCACCAAGTCTTGGCCAATGCGCACTTCAGTCTTGGCGCCTTGCTTGATGGGCAAGTCCACAGCCTGCCCATCCCAGCGCCAAGCCACTGACAGAGAAAAATCACGTGCCTGCCGCTCAATGCCCGCGCTAATGCGCACATCTTTCCAGCCCGCGTAGTCCATGCCAGCCACCCGCAAACTCACTTTGTGATCGTCAGGAATGGGCATGGCAAACCTTTAGCTACTTACGTGCAACCTGCAGCGGTTGCGGTGATACAAAACCGGGGTGCGACACACGGTTGCGCTGCACAATTTCTGCAGCCCGCGTGGCATCACCCCACTGGCGGTAGGCCAGCACCAAAGCAGGCTGCACGGCTGACGGCGTTACCGTCACCAGCGGAACGGCGCTAGATGCCACCTCTGCCAAATGCCTGCGAGCCTTCGTGCGGGCATCTTGCAGGGCATTGAGCATGGCCATGGGCGGGCGGCCACCGCCGCCTTGCAGGGCTTCCCACAGCGCCGCTTCCAGCGCTGCGCGGGCAGCCAGTACATCGGCCTGGTACAACACCTCAGCGCGCTGCACTGGCTGGCTGGCTTGCTGCCACACAGAAGGCGTAGCGGGCATAAGGGGTACAGGCGCATCAGGCGGCAGCTGGGCTGCAGCCTCTAAAGCCACCGTCAGCTGCGCGTGGCCCACCAGCTCGTTGACCGCCAT